ACGAGCATGAAGTCGGCTACGCCTACGACTCGGCCACCCCTTTTGCGGAGTCAGGCCCAATTTCTCTAGGAAACGGCGATCAGACCATGACGGTTCTGGAGTTGGTGCCAGATGAGCAGACGCTAGGCGAGGTGCAGGTTTCCTTTAAGGTAAAAGACTTTCCGACAAGTACAGAGACAACTTTCGGGCCTTATGCCGCTGCGCAGCCTACGGATGTGAGATTTTCAGCGCGGCAGGTTAAGGTCAGGTACACCGGAGCGGTGCTTGATGATTGGCGAGTCGGCGTGCCGAGGATGGATGCTATCGCGGCAGGAAAACGCTGATGGATGACTTTGAGAGGTGTTCTAAATGGCTGGAGGCGGCGCTAGAATACTCGGCAGGGACACACACAATTGAGGACATTGCAGCGGGGGTGAAGAGTGGCGCTTTTCAGTTCTGGCCGGCACCTAACGCAGCAGTAATCACCGAGATCATTGTCTACCCGCAACTGAAGGCTCTGAATTTTTTCTTAGCTGGCGGCGACCTAGATGAACTCAAAGCGATGCGACCATACATCGAGCTTTGGGGAAGGCGAAATGGTTGCACCAGGGTTAACCTTGCTGGCCGCAAAGGCTGGCAAAAAACCTTTTTAAGAGATGAAGGATACGAACCAAGGTGGTTCGTGTTGAGCAAGGAGCTTTGAGATGGCAATCACCTATCCGAGCCAGTTGATGAGAACGCAACTGCCTTATTACGTCAGAGAAGGTGACATCTACTCGCAGATCATGAGTCAGATGCCGCAGCGCCGAGTCGCTAGTCCCTACGGCAACTTTACTGGCGGCTATGACCCCAGCATCTACTCTCGCAGGGCCGCAACTGTAGCTCCTGAAACCTCTGGCGGTCTGCTCGGTGTTGGTGTGGCTGATGGTGGAATAGGTGACCTTGGCCTTGGCGACTTGGCGGCTGCTTTGGCGGCGCTAGGAGAGCTATCCTCTGCTCAGGTTGGACGTGATGAGGCTGCTGCGATAGCTGATGCTCAAGCAATGGAGGCCCTAAGCGATCTGTCCTCTGCCCAGGTTGGCCGTGATGAGGCTGCTGCAATAGCTAATGCTCAAGCGATGGAAGCATTGTCCGAACTATCAGATGCATCTGTTGGTCGGGGCGAACAGGCAGCTATTGATGCTGCTTTGGCTGCTGCTGCTGCCGAGTCGATGGGTAGTGCCTTGGCAGCAGATCAAGCTGCTGCCGCAGATGCGGCTGCGGCGGCTGCTGCCGCAGAATCAATGGGCAGTGCCTTGGCGGCAGATCAAGCCGCTGCCGCAGATGCTGCTGCGGCTGCTGCCGCCGCTGCTGCCGCTGCCGATGTTGCTGCTGCTGCTGATGTTGGAAATGTTGGAGGCCCAGGCGGTGGTGATGTTTCTGGCGGTTATGGTGGTGTTGACAGCGGAGGATATAGTGGTGATGGATCTGGAGGCTACTACTACAAAGGCGGCAAGGTCACTATGGGTGGCCTGCTCACTGACTTTGATCCTCCCGGACCGGATGACGGTTACGCAGCCCTCCAGGCTGGCGAGTACGTCATCAAAAAATCAACCGTGAAGAAGCTGGGCGACAAGAAGCTCAAAGCCTTGAACGAAGGCCGGGCAACGATCAAAATGCGTAAATGAAGGAGTTGGAATATGTCTAAAGGTGGCGGCGGCACGCAAACGACTACGCAGTCAATTGATCCTGATCTGAAGAATGCATATCTGCAACAGATTGAGCAGGCGCGAGGTGTGGCGGCTGCATTGCCTGCGCAGCAGTTCGCGCAGTTCAATCCCATGTACGAAGCCGGCGAGCGGCAACTTACAAACCTGGGGCTGACTCCATTCGCGCCAGAAGAGATTGCAGCCTTTCAGAATCCTTACGAGCAGCAAGTTGTCCAGAATACTCTAGCTGACATCGAGGAACAAAGGCGCATGGCGCAGATGGCTGAAGCGCAACGCGCCACAGCGGCTAAAGCCTTCGGAGGTAGCCGGCAGGGCGTGGCGCAGGCTTTGACCAACGAGGCGGCTCTTAGGGAGGCCAGCAGGGCATCTGCGGGGCTGCGCCAGCAAGGCTACGGGCAGGCGGCGCAGCTTGCCCAGCAGGCGCGCAACATTGGCCGTCAAGGCGCAATGGATGTCCTCGGTCTTGGCGGTGCCCGTCAGCAGCTTGAGCAGCGTGAGCTTGATGCTTTGCGAAACATCGGCCTTGAGCGGTTGGGCATATCGCAAAGCGCATTAAGCGGAAGCCTGCCCAATCTTGGCATGACGACGACATCTCCGCTGTATCGCAATACCGGGTCTAGCTTGTTGGGTGGCGCATTGGCTGGAGCGACTTTAGGATCTAAAGTCCCTGTCATTGGACCCGGCTTAGGTGCTGGTATTGGCGGTCTGCTTGGCCTGTTCGGATGAGGTGAAACATGGCAACATCATTTGATCTCGGCGGGTTGCTCGGGTCGGCATTTGGAGATGACGATTACAGCGATCTATTGACGCCTGCGCAGCAATCATCGATTAGAGATCGGTCTATGCTTGCCGCTGCCGCTGCGCTCTTGCAGGCTGGTGGCCCGTCTACGACACGCACCACGCTAGGACAGGCGCTCGGGTCTGCTTTGACCGCTGGTCAGGCTGGCGCTGAGAGAGCGCAGCAGTCGGCATTAGCCGGCATGATGACTCGCCAGAAGCTGGAGGAGGCACGGCGAGCGCGTGAAGTGCAAGCGAACATCGCAAGGATTCTTGGTGGCGGCGAACAGGTTGCGCCTGCTGGTCAGATCATCACGCCAGATATGGCGCTCGCTGCGCCAGTTACCGAAGGTATGCCTGCCGGTCCTACAGTTGCGCGAGCAGGGATGATCGGGCAGGCTGCGCCCGCTGCGCCAGCGATGACCGCCAATGAGATGCAATCGCAGCGGTATCGTCAGGCTGCAAATGTATATACAGCATCAGGCCGAACTGAAGATGCCAAGCGCATGATCGACATTGCCGAGCAGCTTGCGCCGACTCGGCAGAAGGTCATCGGAGAGCCGATCCAGACTAGGACCGGCTGGGTTCAGCGTACTGAGTCTGGTGGCTTTATTGAGTTGCCCAAGGACTTTGAGCCGCAAGTTAGGGTCAAGCCGATTGGCGAGCCTTTGACCGTTACGGATGAGGCATCCGGCAATCAGATTCTTGTCCAGCGTTTCGACGACAACACCATCAAGCCGCTCGAAGGTTTTGGGCCGAAACGTGACTTGGTGCTGCAAACCGTTGACGGCAAGATTGTCGCTATTGACAAGAACAAAGTCACTGCTGGGCAGACATTCGGCACTGGAACCTACATTCCTCCTGCCGAGCGTGAGCGCCTTGACATTGAGCGTGAAAGACTACAGATTAGTCGTGACGAGTTTGAGCGCGGCAATTATGAAAGACAGGAAACTCCCAGTGGGATTATGTACGTCCCAAGGGTTCCGGGTGGTCGTGTAATCCCGCTGGCCGATGTTTCTGGCGAACCTCTGATGGGTATGGAGGCTCAAAGATTGCAGATTGCTTTGCGTCAACTTGACATTAGCCAAGCAGAATTTGATAGAGGACGTTACGAGAAAACGGTGACGGATCAAGGTATCGTCTATGTGCCTAAAGTCCCAGGTATGCCGGTCATTCCGATTACTGACTCATCAGGCAAACCCTTGATGGGATTTACTCCTTCGCCATCAGAAGTCAGGACTCTTGAGGCTACAGGGACGCCCGTCACGTTTGAAAACGTAATGAGGTTGCGGCAATCTGGAGCTGCTAGGACAAACGTCGATGTCAGGCTGCCAGGGAATCAGCAATTCCTTGCTGGGGCAGGAACCGAAGTAGCTCAGACGCTTGGCAACCTTACAACCCAAGCGCGTGCAGCAAATGACACTCTTGCAACGATTGACAGAATCAGGCCAGCACTTGACTCTGCCATAACTGGCCCTGCTGCTGAGTACAGGACGACAATGCTGCGGATCGGCCAACAACTTGGTGTCGGTGGTCAGAATGATGCGGAGAAGCTTTCCAACACTAGAACGCTAGTGCAAGGTCTTGCACAAATGGAGCTTGATGCAGCAGCTGGCATGAGGGGCCAAGGAGCGCTGACGGAGGGAGAGCGCGGGATACTTCGTCGTGCTGCTGCTGGCGATCAAACTTTGAGCTTGCCGGAGTTGAATGCGGCCATGAATGCAGCAGAGAAAGTCGCTCGTCGTCGTATAGCATCGCAACAAGATTTCCTTGATAGGGCTAAAAAGCTTCCTGGGTTCCAACAGCTTGCACCTCTTTATGAGGTAAATCCTTACCAAGGCGCTGGTGGTGGTCGTGCTGGAACGCCAAGCATGTCTAACGCTATTGACGCTGAACTTCAAAGACGTCAGCAACAGTCGCAGCAACCGAGGGGCAGATAATGGCTCTTGAGCAATTCACCACAGAAGAATTGACGAACATCAGGAATGGCGATCTGTCGAACATATCGACAGAGAAACTGCAATTGCTACGCAGCGAGCTTGCATCGATGGAGCAGCCATCGCAGCCGGTAGCGGCTCCAGTTGCACAACCCAACCAAGCTCCAGCGCCTACGCAGAGACTGCGGGCAACCGCTCAGGGGTTGACGCTTGGCTCGTCTGACGAGATAGAGGCTCGTCTTAGGTCTGCTGTAACGGGCCGACCTTACGAAGAAATCTTGGCCGAGATTCGCGGCCAGCTTCGTGCATATCAACAGCAATCGCCACTAGAGTCCCTTGGCTATGAGGCTTTTGGTGGTGTTCTCCCTGCTGCCGCGATTACGGCCGCAACGGGTGGAGCCGCTACCCCAATTACAGCGCCAATGACAGGTGCAAGAGTTGCCCCGCTAGTTCGTGGCCTTCTTGGTACAAGCGCTATTGGCGGTGCGCAAGGCGGTGTGACAGGATTCATGACGGGGGAGGGCGACATTTATGATCGTTTGGCGCGCATTCCTCAATCGACCGCTATAGGCGCTACCGTTGCGCCTGGGGTTCAGCTTGTCACGATGGGACTTGGCGGCTTAACTAATAAGGTGCTTGATTTCGCTCGTCGTGTAACTGGCAATCGTGGTGGACGCGCTGCTGAAGCAGAGATTCAAAGGCTTGCGCAAGAGTCCGGACTTACAAGTGACGAGATCGTAGATCGCATCGCTAAAGGCGAAATCATGGCAGAGAATCAAACTCTGCTGGCGGCGGTTCGAGGACTTTACGCGCAAGGTGGTGAAGCTGGCACGACCATCGGCAAGGCACTAAGGGAGCGCCCCGATCGTTTGCGCAGTGAAGTGTTAACCGACATGCAGCAAAAATTGATTAGCGGTCTTGACCCGACGTTTGTTGGCCCTAGGCCACAGAATGAAAACGTGTTGCGGTATTTCAGGGCTACGGACGATCAAGCAAAGAAGATCGAAAACGAGGCTTACAAGGCAGCTTATGGCACTGGCGGCGTTATCGACGCCAATTTGCTTGGCAGCCTTACTGATGCGCTTAAGCGCTCTCCTAGCGCAATCAAGGACATCAACGATATTTACATTGCTCAAACCGGGAAGAAACCGTTCTTCTCTTTTGACAAGAAGGGGGAAATCGTTTTTGCTAGAACGCCAACCCTTGAGGACGCTGAAATCATTCGTCGCGGCTTACAGACAACGATCAACCAAGCCTACACAAGCGGCCGTGGTGGTGTTGGAGAGGCACTAAAAGATGTCGAGTCATCACTGCGAGCAGCGATTGATAACTCTTCTTCTGCATTGGCGGGCGCAAGGCAGCAAGCAGCAACTCGCAGAACCGCACGAGATTCTTTCAATGAAGGTCGTGGCGTCTTCTCAAAAAGCGCTGATGAAATTGCAATTTATGTAGAGCAGATTGCAAACAATCCAGGTGCTCTCAATGCGTTTCGCGCTGGCACGATGGACGCAATCAGGGCCAGAATGGGGACCGGCAGGGCAAAATCTATGATGGGTCTGCTGGCTAATCCAGACACCAAAGAAGGCGCAATTCTTCGGACCATCTATCCGATGGATGAGCTAGAGAGTATTCTGACTCGCATCTCTACAGCGGCACAATCTCAGGCCGCTAAGGGATACGTCATTGGCGGTCCTTCCACTGCACCGACATTGCTTCAAGCTGCAAGAACTGGCGCAAATGTCAATGCTGAAGAATTGGCTAGCGCTGCACAAGGAAACCCATTTGCTGCCTTTAGAGTTGCCAATAAGCTGATTGGGGAAACCAACAAGAACATGTCAGAGCGTGACCGTAATCTTGTGGCCCAAATTCTTGTCAGTGAAAATCCAAACTTAGTTCGCAATGCTCTAGTAGATGCGAGCGGGATGGCTACGTTTCAGCAGGCCGTCAATCGTGCTATGAGGACTGTGAGCAAAACAGTCCCTTACGGTGCTGGATATCTTGGCGCAACATTCCCGAGAAGGCCGGAGGGTCAGTAACGCGCCCGCCTCTCAATCAACTCCATCACCTCGCCATCACCGGCCTGCTCGGCAGTTGGCGCAAACAGAGCGCGGTTACGCGAGGCAGCGCCATCGCGGGGATCGCACAGGAAGTAAACCGCCAAGGACTTGCGGTGCTGTCCTACAGGGCACGCTACAGGCTCAGGCAGGCCATGCCAAGCGTTTGTCGTGTCGAAGACCACAGCGCGATTAAACAGCGGCGCGATTGACTTCATCAACTCGCCGGGCTTTCCATTGTCATCGCGCCACAGCCCGAGCGAGCCGCCCCATGACTCCTGCCAGTCGGGGTTAAGGTACACGATGAGATTGAGTCGGCGCTCCAGCTTGAGCTTGGGGTGAATGCTGTAGTCCAGATGCGGGTTTAGCTTACCGCCAGAGCCGTGAATGTGTAGGCCGGCACCATGGAGGCCGTAGTCTGGGAATAGCCTGCCATTTGTCAGAGCCTCAAAAGGCAAGATGCACTCAAGCGAGTTCATGTCATAGAAAAACCTGTACAGGTCAGGCGAGAAGTGGTGCCAGTTGTTGCAGGTCTTCTTCACCTCGATGGCGTTATCGTATGAATGCCAGATCGGTGAATCGAAGTCGGGGAAGTCGCTGGACAGTTGCAGAGCCTGCTGCTCATCCATGAACCCGTCAATCACCAGATGCGGGAATGGATCGATGCTATCCCATCTCATTGGCGTGCCCCGTAGGCGGCGATCAGCGCGGCATCGCTGCGCCCGTTGTCCTTAACGCGCTTGAACAGTTCAGCGTGCGCCGGGAAAAGCTGGGCGGCGCGATAGCGCGAGCCATCCTTTCCGGCGGGCACATCAAGCGCCTTCTGCCAGGTGCGCGGCGGGATCGTCGTGGTCGGGATGTCGAGGGCTGCGAGTATCCCAAGGACAACGCCCAGGCTCTGGCCCATGCTGAACATTGACGTTACGCCCTGACCGGGCATCGCGTTAAGTCGCTCTAGGTACGCGCAGCCGGGTGCTGCCTGCCTGATAAGGCGAGCCAGCTCGGCGGCATTGACCATGCGCTTTGACTTGTTGTTGCGCTCCAGCGTCACAATGGGCATGTCGTGGACTTCTAGGAGATCGCCGTTTTCGATCAGCGCGATTGCGCCGTCAAGGCCAATGTCGATGCCGAGGGTTTTCATGCCTTGCCGGCTATTTCTAGGCTTTCAGACATCTTCTTGAGGCGAGCGGCTATCAGGGCATCAACTGATGCCTCTAGCCGTCTTACGGACCCGTAGAGCGGCTCGGTGATGCCGCCATGCCAGCGGCTGACCTGCGCCTGATCGATCTCCGCAACGCGGCAGACGTCAGACATGCGAAAGCCTGCCGCCTCGGCCTTGTCCTTTATTTCAGAAATCGCTTGCTGCGCGTAAGTTGTCATGCGTAGAATTGTATCCCGCTGATGACTTGCAAGTCAAATGGCATGGCAAAAAAAGGGCGAGGCGTGAACCTCGCCCGAAGGGCATGGCAACTGCGGGGAGACACCGCAGTCGAGACAGGTTGCCCTGGCTCCGGGTTGATTCTAAGGGTCTGAGTATCCGACTAAGATGTAGGGTATTTGATGGTCTAGTCAATTGTGATATGATGCAGTTGTCAGCAACCAACTGGGAGAACGCAACATGAACCACAACCACAGCAACAACACGGGCCGAGTGCATCGAACGATGGAATCTGCCTTCGGCCCATACTCTCGCGGCGCGATCTATGAGCCGTACACCCCAATGACCAAAGCAGACCGCATCGTCGTCGGTGTCAGCATCGTCGTCATGGTCGGTCTGCTCACGGCGCTGCTGCTGGGGGCGCTATGAGCCTCAAGGAGTCCGTCAAGGAGATCGTCGAGCAGATGGCACCGCCAGCTAATGCAGTGGGGTTGCTCACTGCGGATGAAGTGCGGCGCATCATCGAGGAGGCCGCAAAGCGTGGCGCAATGGCTGGCTGGGCCTGCGCAATGCGTACCAACGAAAACCGTACAAAGGATGCGCCATGAAGATTGAAAAGAATATCCCGATGCCTAAGACGTTTCCTTTCGATCAAATGGAGCCGGGCGACTCGTTTGCGATCCCTAATGAGATCGGTAGAAACCGAGTTTCTGTCGCAGCGTACAGGCACAGCAAGATCAACAAGACCAAGTTCTCCGTCAAGAGAATGCCTGACGGCAGCTACAGATGCTGGAGGATCGAATGACTGGATACGTTTTTTATGAGCCGCCGAAATACGTTGGTGCGTATCGAATTGGTGGCCCCACGGGTTTGGCAATCAGCTTATCAAAAAAGCCAAACTGGTTCCACCGCCACATGATGCGGCTGTGCCTTGGCTGGGAATGGGTGGACGCATGAACAAAGAAGACATCATCCGCATGGCGCGGGAGGCTGGGTTCATGTTCTGCGAGGAGTCATACAAGCACCAAACGAACTGTTTGTTTTATGGCGGCTATGCGGTTGATGAACAGCTTGAACGCTTTGCCGCATTTGTCGAAGACGCGCAAGCAAGACGAATGCACGAAGAAGGCATGGTGACTGTCGGCCACATGCGCGAGCAGATCGCAGCCGAGCGCGAGGCGTGTGCGAAGGTGTGTGATCGCATGGTGATGTATGGCCCAGTGGCTGAGGTTCAGCAGCGGTACAACAAAGCATATGCCGATTGTAGAGATGCCATCCGAGCAAGGGGTCAGTCATGACCAATGAGCAAATCGCCAGCCTCTGGCGTGAGCATCAGGAGGTGCATTCATTTGCTAGGACGATTGAGTTCATCGCGGCGCAGGAGGCGCGTGATGCGTGCGCGGCACTCTTAGAAGAAAACGCTATGCACGCGACAAACCCTCTGTTCCGCAACCTGCTGCAAGCAAACGCCCAGGCTATCAGAGACATCGGTAAGGACAAGATGCCCTTGTTCGATGATTGGGGGTGCCCACCTTGCAATAACAAATGCAACCAGGGCCGCGAGTGTCCTGCGAGGAGCAAATGACAGACACAAAAAGCAGCCGGCGCATTGCCCAGGTTAGGGCGCTTCTACACGCAAACCCCGACGGACTCACAGTAGCCGAGATCCTTCAGAGGATACCGTCAATGTATCAAGCGCATCTGGCTCGCATTCTGCGGGCAATGCCTGACTCTTACATCGACAGGTGGGTGCGAGGGAAAACACCGGGAGCGCATCGAGCAGTGTGGTGCGTGATAGTGCCGCCAGAAGATTGCCCCAGGCCATATCGGTCAGACGAGTCAATAAGGAGAAAGCGCAAATGATTGATCCATTCAAAATTGATGGGCCTACATGCATCAGCTTCAGCGGAGGACGCACAAGCGCCTACATGCTGTGGCGGGTGCTGCAATCTAACGGCGGCCTTCCTTCAGATGCTGTCGTTTGTTTCGCCAACACCGGCAAAGAGGACGAGGCAACGCTGCGATTCATCCGAGACTGTGGCGAACATTGGGGTGTGCATATCAACTGGCTGGAGTTTCAGCAGGAAGACCCGCAGTTTAAGGTTGTCAACTTCTATTCTGCAAGCCGCGACGGGGAGCCATTTGAGGCCATCATTCGTAAGCGCCAATACCTGCCCAATCCCGTGACAAGGTTTTGCACCAGCGAACTAAAGATTCGCACGATGCACAAGTGGCTTCGGGCCAATTGGCAAAAGCTCGGATGGGATGCCCATGACCTTGAGTGGGATCAGATGATCGGGATCAGAGCGGACGAGCAACGAAGAGTTTCAAAGATTCGTAAACGCGGGCATAGCACGGAGACTACAAAGGAAACTATGAGAATGCCTCTCGCTGATGCGAATATCTCGCTCATCGAAATCGATGCGTTTTGGGCAAAGCAGCCGTTTAAGTTGGAGCTACCAACCTACAACGGAAGAACGCTTGCAGGGAATTGCGACCTGTGTTTTTTAAAACCAGCGAATCAAGTGTTTACCCTCATAAAAGAAAAGCCAGAAAGAGCCGTTTGGTGGGCGAAGATGGAGGCGCTGGCGCTGGCGCTGGCGTCTAAGCCTGACGGCGCTGTCTTTAGAAAAGACAGGCCGAATTACGCTGCGATGACGCGCTTTGCGCAAGATCAACGCGACATGTTTGACAAAAACGAAGAAGGCATCGCCTGCTTCTGTGGAGATTAAAAATGAACGACGAAGAAAGACAGACCCTCAGAAATCACATCATCTTCCTGGGCACGAAGCTAGAGCAAGAAAGGAAAAGCAGCATGGCTAAGAGCGAACTGCTGCGCCGCCTGCTGGACCGCGAAGACCTTGGATGGGCAGTCACTGACGAAGTGAGAAGCCTCGCGTACCAGTGCCTAACAGATGAGTATCTGCAATCGCGTGAGAAGGAAAACCGTCATGATTGAGCTACGCCCATCGGCAGCAGATCGCTGGATTGCCTGTCCTGCCAGTGCAAGGCTATCGAAGGACATCCCGCCAACGCCTAGCGGGGACGCGGCGCAAGCTGGCACAGCCATTCACGCGCTGGCTGAGGACTGCTACCAGTTCGACGATGACCCGATGAATCACCTCGGCGCAACCGTCGAAGGCGTGAAGCTCGCAAAGTGGCACTGCGATATGGCAGAGGATCACCTGCAATGCATCAAGGACATTGAGGATTTCGTCGGCAGGTACAACGTCAGGATCGAGTCCAAAGTCTCCTACCTTGAGAGCGATGAAATTAGGCTGCGAGGAACGGCTGACGTTATCGGCGTGTCAAAGGACAAAAAGGTTCTCATCGTTGCCGACTTGAAGACAGGCGCTAACTACGTCGATGAGGACAGCAATCAACTGAAGGTCTACGCGCTGGCCGCGATCAAGTCGATGAAGCTTGATGAGATCGATAAGATCGAGCTACAGATCAACCAGCCTCGCGCTGGTGGTGTGCGCATTCACGTTATGGACATCACTGATCTGAGGAAGTGGGAGCATGAGCAACTCATCCCCGCGATCTACGAAGTGATGGACACGCAGGCAAAACCTAAGCCATCAGAGAAGGCTTGCCAGTACTGCCCCGCAAAGCTGACATGCCCTGCGCAGCAGGAGTCATTCGATGTCATCGAGGCGCAGCCCAACATCAGCGCGATGACGAAGGATGAGATCAATCAGGTCATGGTCACGCTTTCCGATGAGCAGGTCAGCAGCCTCCTAGATCGCGCACCTATCGCAGAGTCATTCATCGACGCGCTGCGCAAGCACGCCCTAGAGCGCATGAAGGCCGGGGGCACGCTGCCGGGTTGGCAGCTCGCGCCCAAGCGGGCAGCGCGCAAGTGGGGCGATGAGCAGAAGGCAAAGCAAGCCCTGATCGATGCAGGAATCAACGCAGATCAACTCTATTCAACAGAGTTCATCTCACCCGCAGCAGCCGAAAAGCTGCTGCCGAAAGAGCAAAAGGCAATTCTTGAAGAGCTAACCGTTAAGGAAAGCTCGGGAATCACTATTGCAAGGGACGCAAGCCTGCGTCAATAATGCCCGCTCTGGGCGAAACCTCAACCTTTGAAAGCGAAACGCAAAATGCTTAATCTATCTTCTGGCGGTGGCAATGGGAACTTCATCCGGTTCTCGCCTCAAGCGAATGCCTGGACGAACTCCCAAGGAGAGGAAATCCAACTCAAGAAGGTCATCTTCGATGTTGACAATGTGCAAACCGGGTGGCTCCTGCTCGGTGTAGGTGTACGCGATTGGCAACCCGATGCAGCCGTAGGCCGCAAAGGTGCGCAGCCGACACCGGAACATAAACGCGGCTTTAACGTCACGTTTTACAACAAGCAACTCGGCACCTGCGAGTGGTCATCGAACGGCGTAGGCCCGAACATGGGCCTTGAGCAGCTTTACGTTAAGTGCATGGAGGAGCGCAAGGCGCTGCCGCTTAACGAGTCTCTGGTGCCTGTCTGCGAGTACAAGGGAAGCAAGCTGGAGAAGATCGGCAAGGGCACCACGCGAATACCGCAGTTTGATGTCGTCGATTGGATCGCCCGGCCTGCGGGTATGGATGCCGGCAGTGTCGAGGAAGTCGCAGCACCAGCACCAGCACCAGCACCAGCGCCTGTGGCGAAGACGGCGGCGCAGCGGGCTGTCGAGGAAAACGATGACGAGATGTTCTGACGTTAAGTCTTGAGGAGGCCGGGGCCAGTTGGTCCCGGTTTTTTTGACTCTGAAAAAACTCAGATGAACAAAATCGAATTTGGTGACTGCCGCGACACGATGCGGCGCTGGGCGGCTGATGGCGTGAAGGTGCAGATGTGCGTCACCAGCCCGCCTTACTTCGGCCTGCGGGACTACGGCCACGAAGGTCAGATCGGCCTTGAGCAGACGCCAGAGGGGTACATCGCCGCGATGGTCGAGGTCTTTCGCTGCGTCAAGGATGTCCTGGCCGACGATGGGACGCTGTGGCTGAACATCGGGGATAGTTATTTCAGCCAGACCAAGGGCGACAACAGAACGAGAGAGCAAAAGCTGGCAAGTTCGGCTTTAAACCTAGCCAAAGACTTGAGTTCGGCACAGTCGCAGCACGATATTGTTGGTGTTAGAAAAATTAGCGCGGGGGATACCGGCTGCAAGCCCAAAGACCTGATCGGCATCCCTTGGATGCTGGCTTTCGCTCTCCGTGCCGATGGCTGGTACTTGCGCCAGGACATCATCTGGCACAAGCCCAATCCCATGCCTGAAAGCGTGCGCGACCGCTGCACTAAGGCGCATGAGTACATCTTCCTGCTGTCAAAGTCGGAGCGGTACTTCTACGATGCAGAGGCCGCGATGGAGCCTGTCGCGGCAAGCTCAGTGGAGCGCCTGAGCCAGCCGACTTTGCACCAGCAGGAAGGCAGCGACCGTGTCCCCGGTAAGACCAACGGCAACATGAAGGCCGTGGGTCGCACTGATAAGCGCAACCGCCGCAGCGTCTGGACGGTCGCCACCCGCCCGTACAAGGGCGCTCACTTCGCGACCTTCCCGCCCGCGCTGATTGAGCCGTGCATACTGGCCGGGAGCCGACCTGGCGACATCGTGCTCGACCCGTTCATGGGAAGCGGCACCACGGCAGCGGTGGCCCTCCAGCACGAACGCCAGTACCTGGGCTGCGAACTGAACCCGGACTACGGATTGCTCCAGCAGGAGCGCATCAATCAAGTCATTAAGGCTGAATCGAATCAGCTTCTTCTGGCTTTGGAGTAACTAAATGCAAGCCGAAGAAATAGCAAAAACCCTGGGCAACGCCAAGAAGGTCAACGGGCAATGGCTCGCCTCCTGCCCAGTGCCAGGGCATGGCAGAGGCAATGGAGACAAGAACCCGTCACTGTCAATCAGTGATGGCACAGACGGGAAACCCTTGTTCCACTGTCACGGTGGATGCGATCAGGGAACCGTCTTTAACGTGATGCGCGAGAGAGGAATGCTGCCCGAGCTAGAGCAAAGGCCGGAACCCTTGTCGCTCATCAAGCCGATGGTGGCAAGCCGGCAGCTTGAGCATGAGTGGAACTACACCGACGAGGAAGGCGTAGTTTTATTCATCAAGCAGCGGTATAGGACAACGGACTCGAAGGGCAAGGACTATAAACTCATCAAGGTTGACGAGGCAGGCCGCAGGCACGCGGCAATGGGTGACGCGAGGATCGTTCCGTACAAGCTGCCCGAGCTGCTCGACGCGATCAGCAAAGGCCGTTACGTCTATCTGACGGAAGGCGAGAAGGCGGCAGACGCGATCATCAGCCTAGGCTCGGTCGCCACAACGTCCCACGCCGGCAGCGGCTCATGGCCGGAGGCCATCACGCAATATTTCCAAGGGGCAAACGTAGTCATCCTGCCGGACAACGATCAGCCCGGCTGGAAGTACGCCAGGAAGGCCGCAGCCAAGATACTGCCGGTAGCCAAGTCGGTCAGGATCATCGACCTGGGCGGCGATGACCTGGGCGACGATGCCTACGAGTGGATACACCTGCAAGGCAAGACGCGGCAGGATCTCGCCGATCTGGTCAAGGGGCAAGCCCCAATCACCTCGGAGCAGGAGATCAGGACGCCAGAGCGCCTCAAGGAAAAGCCACCAGAGGCAGCTACGCCGGCTACGCCGGCAGAGCAAACCCAAGCAACGACAAAGGCACCAGAAGCGCCAGATGCGAAGCAAAAGGCGCAGCGTAGAGCCATCACGCTCGAAGCATGGGAAGAAATCAGGGATGAGCCGGTAGAGTGGCTTGTCGATAAGGTTATCCCTAAGAATGGTTTCGTAGCGCTGTACGGTCCCCCAGGATCATTTAAGTCATTCATAGCCCTGGACATCGCGGCAGCGATTGCCCGCGAGGCGCAGTGGTTTGGGCATCAGGCGAAGCCATCGGACAACGGAGCGGTCATCTACATCGCTGGCGAAGGCCATGGCGGCATAGGGGCGCGGATTAAAGCCTGCCGCATCCACCACAACATCGAGGGAGGCATCCCGATCTACTTTGTACGCCACCAGATCAACCTCAGAAGCAGCGCGGAGGACATAGCCAGCCTTTCAGTGGCCATTAAGGAACTAAACGATGCCATAAAGATCAAGGTGGACTTGATCGTTATCGATACCTTAGCCAGAGCATTTGGCGGTGGAAATGAGAATTCCAGCGAGGACATGGGAGCTTTCATTACGTCATGCGGCTACTTGCAGGAGGAATTCGAGGCCGCGCTGATGGTCATCCACCACTCGGGAAAGGATGCAGCAAAGGGTCTGCGGGGCCATTCCAGCCTGCTCGGAGCCGTCGATACAGAGCTTGAATTGATCCGTTTTGAGGATCAGCCTCGAGGCGTTTTGACGGTTTCAAAGCAAAAGGACGGCGAGGATGGCATTAGATTTGGGTTTGAGATGGTCGAAATCGACATAGAGGACATAGACAAACCAAGCCTCAGCCTTGACGAAACCCGCAAGTCGCTGGCCGTCCAGCCAAGCGATGAATCATTACGCTCAGGCATGAGTGATGCCAAAAAGGAAGCCCTGAACAGGTCAGGGAAGGGTCGGAATCAGGCAATAGCAGTAGATGCGCTAAGTGAGGCGATTAATACTAAAGGCACACATTGGAAGGTTTCTGCGGGAACCAGAAAATGCGTCAGGCTTGACCAGTGGAGGGCTGTTTTTGCTCAAAAAATGGGCACTGATGAGGAGGGCGATGAGGCGTTTAGGTCGGCTTGGAGAAGGGTCAGGAGTGAAAAAGGAAGGCCATTAAATGTTAGGATTGATAACGAGTGGGTGTGGATAGAGGATGCCGTTAAGGTCGATGAGCAGTCCTTTTAGGGGTCAAATTTGGGGTGGTCAAATCGTGGTCGAATCGTGGTCGAATCGTGACGATTTGACCGCAGGCAATGTCCGGTCGAATCGTCAAAAGGGTGTACCTTTGACGATTTGACCGCCCGCGATTTGACCGGGGAAGGGTAGAGCGGTCAAATGGTCACGATTTGACCGGCAAGCGTGAACAAGGAGATGGATGTGGTGAGTAAAGCTAAGAAAAGAAATCGCGGAGAATTGCCAGAGGTTCAGAAGCTGGCGTTTCCGGAGTCTGAGTGGTCTAGGTTCATGAAGGCTAGGCTCGTCGAAATCGATCAGGCTCAGGGTGAACATGAGCGGAAATGGGGAATCGGCAGGGTGATTACTTTAGTTCCTAGTGTGTTTAGGGAGCGTTTTTACGCTCAGAGCGAGCGCGTGTGGGATGCTCAGGGTAAGCAGGACGAGGAAAAGTTCAAGGCGGCTTGCGATGGGATGGTTAGAGCCTTCAAGGCTTTGGATGCCTGGGCAGTGTCCGAAGGACTTGAGCCGATCAGTCAGGTCAAGGCAGTCGAAGGTCAGACCGAACGCGGGTTGATGGTTGTCGTCCAGACTGAAGCTGATGCGGTGCAGTATCAAGCGATCAGGCCAGATGTCAGACAGGTCTGGACAATCGCAGAGTTGGAGCAGATGGTATCGTCAGGCATAGGACAGGACATCTGGCGACTCAAAGAGGAAATCCCGTTTCGGGCAGCGGTCATCGAGGTGAAGCAGGAAAGGCCGGTGGCGAAGCCAGTGGCGGGGGGAGCTTCAGGGTTCGAGGACATCGAGAACGATTTCGACGTTGATGCGCCTGTCGGTTTGCCTAAAATGTTCACGCTGCCGCAGAAGGCCGCGAAGGGCTAAGTTGATGTCTACCTATGTCATGACCAAAACAATCGCTTGGAGGCCGTTTTAACATGCCTGGAAGGCCGAAATACAAGTCCGATCTTGAGGCGCTTCAGTCAATGCCAGAGGAAATGATCTGGGCCATGATTGAGGACGGTAAAACAATCTCGCAGATATGCTACGAGATCGGCGTGGGCCGAAGGCCGCTGCAAGCGTGGTTTGACGAAGTTGATCCAGATGAGTCTAAAATCGCGCGTGCGCGTGCGAAGGCTGCGACGAGCTATGCAATGCAGGCTCTGGAGATCGCGGATAGCTCCGAGCCGGAGCAGGCGGCGAAGGCGCGGCTACAGATCCAGGCGCGGCAGTGGATCGCCGAGCGATGGAACCAGAAGTTATATGGCGTGCAAAAAGCACCGCAGATTACGCTTAACGTCCAAGACATGCGCCTCGCGGCGCTGCGACATGTCGAGGTAATCGAGGACTTATCCACAGATGCGATACCAAGGTTATCCACAGAATGAGCATTTCACGCTCGCGCTGCACAAAAAACAGGCAAAACGGTACGCGCAAACGCCGCTCGACTTAACATAATGGAGATCGTGCGAACTGCATTCTGTAAGCCCGGTGTAAGTAACCAATGAAATCAACAACTTAGGAGAGTACGCGCAGCCGCGCAGACGCGCCGACTTGTCCACAGCACGCGCAGGACGCGCCGGCAACCGGCCTCGCTGGCTCGGGACGCGCAGACCCCCCCCGGGCCGCGAGGCGACGGGGGCGACGGTGGCGTAGCCAAACGCCTACCGAAACCGCATAATCCTGCCCCATAATCGCTTACCCCCCCCACTCCCCCACCACGGCAAAAAGTGTCCAGCCAAAAAAATTCTGAAATCGCGCTAGAGCAAAACCCTTTTGTCGAGTTCGTCAAGCGATACAAGACAAACCCGGTACTCTTCGTGCGCGAGGTGCTTAACACCAAGCCGGACGAGTGGCAAGTTGAGTTTCTAAATCACATTGCCAGTGGCAGCAGGCGCATCAGTGTGCGTAGTGGTCACGGCGTAGGCAAGTCAACCGCTGCCGCCTGGGCGATGATTTGGTATCTGTTCTTGCGTTTCCCGGTGAAGGTTGTCGTGACGGCACCGACGAGCAGCCAGTTGTATGACGCGCTTTTCGCGGAGGTCAAACGCTGGTGCAAGGTGCTACCGCCTTTGCTTGCGGAGCAACTGGAGGTCAAGCAGGACCGCATTGAGATGAAGGACGCTAATAACGAGGCGTTTATATCTGCCAGGACATCCCGAGCCGAGCAGCCCGAGGCCTTGCAAGGTGTCCATAGCGAGAATGTGATGCTTGTGGCCGACGAGGCAAGCGGCATACCTGAGCAGGTTTTCGAGGCTGCTGCTGGCTCGATGTCTGGTCATTCCGCGATGACGTTACTGCTGGGCAACCCTGTGAGGTCTAGCGGGTTTTTCTACGACACGCATAACCGCCTCTCGAATGACTGGGTGACGATGCGCGTAAGCTGCGAGGACTCTCCGAGGGTGTCCAAGGCGTACTTGGAGGAGATGAAGCAGCGTTACGGCGAGGAGAGCAATGCTTACAGGATTCGCGTACTTGGCGAGTTCCCGAGGTCGGACGACGACACGGTGATACCGATGGAGTTGCTGGAGATGGCGATGTCACGGGATGTAAGCGCCAGCCAACATGCGCCGATTGTGTGGGGTTTGGACGTTGCGAGGTTTGGCAGCGACAAGAGCGCGCTATGCAAGCGTCAGGGCAATGCTGTGATTGAGCCGATTAAGACTTGGAAGAATCTTGACCTGATGCAGTTGACTGGCGCGGTTGTCGCGGAGTATGAGGCGCTGATGCCGAATCAGAAGCCCAGGGAGATTCTGGTAGACAGCATTGGCCTGGGCGCTGGCGTGGTGGATCGGTTGCGGGAGTTGGGTTTGCCTGCTCGCGGCATCAATGTGGCCGAGTCGCCCGCGATGGGCACGACGTATAGGAATCTGAAGGCCGAGCTTTGGCACAAGGCCAAGGCGTGGCTTGAGGCGCGTGACTGCTGGTTGCCCAAGGATGAATCCTTGGTGGCTGAACTGGCGACGGTGCGTTACAGCTTCACCAGCAGCGGGAAGATACAGATTGAGGGGAAGGACGAGATTAGGAAGCGGGGTTTGCCATCGCCTGACCGTGCTGATGCGTTTTGCTTGACGTTTGCAAGTGACGCGATGATCGGGGCTTATGGGTCGAGCATGGCTGGGAAGTGGAATCAGCCTTTGCGTCGGAACATTCCTCGGGTAGCATAGTGATATTTTCAATTCAAGGGGTAAACCATGAAGATGGCAGAAGCTGCGAAGAAGATTGAGAGGGTGATGGGTGAGTATGGCAAGGGTAAGCTGCACAGCGGGTCTAAGAAGGGTCCGGTTGTGAAGAACCAGAAGCAAGCCGTAGCAATTGCCTTATCTGAAGCCGGCAAGAGCAAACCGATGAAAAGGGGTAAATGATGGCAACCGAGATGGAAATGGAAATGATGTCCTGCCCGCGAGCAACGCAGGACATTACGCTCAATCTGAAGAACCGTGGCGAGGCCATTGATTCTGCGAATTACGGCCCCGAGAACCCGAAATTGCCGAACTCGGGTTTCTGGCGCGAGATGGCGAATGAGTGGGATGTGAGTACCGATGAGGCGAAGACTGCTCGCTGCGGTAACTGCGCCGCGTTTAATCGTTCGCCTGCGATGCTTCAGTGCATTGCCAAGGGTGTGGGGTCTGAGGGCGATCCTTGGGCGACGATTGAGGCTGGCGATCTGGGGTACTGCGAGATCTTTGATTTTAAGTGCGCCGCCTCGCGTACCTGCCGGGCTTGGGTTGCCAAGGAGGATGAGGATTACGAGGACGAAGAGGGCGAAGAAGACGAGGAATACATGGGCAAGGAAAACGCCAAGATGGAGGGCGAGGATTATGAAGACTAAGCCCGCTGGCTTGTACGCCAACATTCACGCCAAACGCAAGCGCATCGAGGAGGGTTCCGGCGAGAAGATGAGGAAGCCGGGATCGCCTGGAGCGCCTACGTCGAAGGCATTTAAGGCTGCGGCGAAGACCGCCAAGCCGCCTAAATCGGCCAAAAAGTAAGATTATCGAAGTTATCGAAAAACGATAAGACGGCTAATAAATGAAGATTTCGATTGCAGTGGCGAGCGTTACGGGTAGGTGTCTGCCGGTGATGCTTGCCAGTTGCCGAGAGTATGCACCGAAGGTGCCGGTTTACTTGAGGACGCCGATTGATAAGCCCAGGCAGGATGTGTATGTTCAGCTTCGCGGCGCGGCTCGCAGCTTTGGAGAGGACTACAACGAGGTGATTGACGCGGCTTTTGCTGATGGTTGCGAGGCAGTCGTGGTGGCCAATGACGATGTGGTCCTGACGCCGACGAGCCTTGAGCTTTTGCTGGAGGACTATCAGCTTCTTCGGGAATACGAAGGAGATATCGGTTGGGTGTGCTCGCGGTGCGATGCGGCTCGGCCTATGCAGAATATCAGGAGCAATCCTTTAAATCAGCAGATGAAGTATTTCCGCTATCCGTCGGAGTTGCACATTTTGCAAATGGATGTGATTTCGCCTATATTTGGGGTCATCTCACGGGAGGCTTGGTCAAAGGCTAAGTTTCCTCCGCTGAACTGGTACTCGGATGATGTGCACTGCAACGATCTGAGCAAGGCCGGTTTTAAGCATTTTCTGTCGCGCTCTTATGTGCATCATGTTGGGTCTGACACGACGGGCATGGACGGGAAAGCGCTTACCTTGGCCTCAGTCCCTTGGATACGGGCCAATCGTCCAGAGTACGCCAATTCGTGGTTTGGAGTTGAGCAATGAAAACACCTGTGTGGCAGCGTAAAGAGGGTCAGAATCCGAATGGCGGTTTGAATGCTAAGGGTAGGGCGAGTTTGCGCTCTGCTGGTCAAAACATTAAGCCGCCAGTGAAGTCGGGTGACAATCCTCGTCGGGCGTCTTTTCTTGCACGAATGGGCAACATGCCCGGTCCTGAATACAAGGATGGCGAGCCTACTCGCTTGCTCTTGTCTCTTCGTGCCTGGGGCGCGTCATCGAAGGCTGATGCGCGTGCGAAATCTAAAGCAATTTCCGCGAGGAACAAGAAATGATTAACGAGATGGGGCTATCTATTGACGTTGCGGCTCCCGAGCCGATGGACGATGCCGAACTGCAATCGATCATCAACGGCGAGTTGACTGACGCGGTGTCCTACATTGACTCGGACATCTCTCCTATCCGAGCCAAGGGCACCGAGTATTACCGGGGCGATCCCTTTGGCAACGAGGAAGATGGCCGCTCGCAGGTCGTGGCGATGGAGGTGCGCGACACGGTAAGCGCGATGATGCCGAGCTTGATGAAGGTGTTCTTCTCAAGCGAGAACGTGGTTGAGTTTGTGCCACGCGGGCCGGAGGACGAAGCCAGTGCCCAGCAGGCGACGGACTACGCGAACTATGTGTTCTCGTCTGACAACAATGGTTTCATGCAGTCCTACGCGATTTTCAAGGATGCGCTGGTACGCAAGTGCGGGATTGCTAAGTATTGGTGGGAAGAAACCGCCGAGGTGCGGATTGAGGATTACTCGGGTCTGGATGACCAGACCGTCCAAGTGCTGATGCAGGAGGACGCCGAGGTCAAGATTGTGATGTCCTACCCGGACCCTGCGATATCGCAGGAGCAGATTGCGGCAGTAGAAGCCCAGGCGCAAGCCGCTGGCGTAGCGGTGCCGCCTCTGCCGATGCTGCACGATGTGCAGATTAAGCGCGTGCTGCGCGATGGCCGTATCCGCATCATGGCGGTGCCGCCTGAAGAGTTGATTATTGACCGGCGTGCGAGGTCATTTGAGGAGGCTGGAGTCATTGCGCATCGGCAGATGTTGACGGTTGGCGAGCTGCTTCAGATGGGCTACGACATGGAGGAGATTGAGCCGAACATCTCCTCGACTGACTTGGATACCAATGACGAGTATCTGGCGCGTCAGCCTCTGTCTACGACGATGGGGTCCAATGACTCCATGAACCCGATGCAGCGCCGGCTGCTGTACGTCGAGGCGTATATCCGCGTCGATTACGACAATGACGGATTGCCCGAATTGCGCAAGCTCTGCTGCATGGGATCGAGCTATAAGATGGTGCGCAACCTGCCAGCGTCTTACATCCCGTTTGTCGATTTCCCGTTTGATCCTGAGCCTCATACTTCGCCCATCGAGGCGATGAGCGTTTTCGACATCACGCACGACATTCAAGAGATCAAGTCGCAGGTTCTGCGCAACACCCTTGATTCATTGGCGCAATCTATCCATCCTCGCACTGCGATAGTCGAGGGTCAGGTCAACATTGACGATGTGCTGAACAACGAAACCGGCGCAGTGATTCGGATGCGCGCCCCTGGGATGGTGCAGCCTTTGGCACAGCCATTTGTCGGGCAGGCCGGTTACTCGATGTTGGAGTACATGGATCAGGTCAAGGAAGACCGCACCGGCATGAGCAAAGCCGCGATGGGCTTGAATGCTGATGCCTTGCAGTCGTCTACCAAGGCGGCTGTGGCGGCAACGATCAGCGCAAGCCAGAGCCGCCTGGAGTTGACTGCGCGGATCATGGCAGAGGGCATGAAGAAGCTCTTTAAGGGCATTCTGTATCTGCTGACGACTCATCAGGACAAGCCTCGTATGGTGCGGCTGCGCAACCAGTGGATTTCAATTGATCCTCGCGGCTGGGATGCTTCGATGGATGTGGCGGTCAATGTTGGCCTGGGCAATGGCGATGTCAATGAGCGTTTGCAGGCCATGATGATGGTCTTGCAGAAGCAGGAGCAAATCGTCGGCCAGCTTGGATTGAGCAATCCTTTGGTAACGCCTCAGATGTATTCGCGCACCTTGCAGAAGGTGGTCGAGTTGTCAGGGTTCAAGGATGCGTCGCAGTATTTCCAGATGGTGCCAGCCGATTTCCAGATTCCGCAGGCGCAGCCTAAGCCTACCCCCGAGGAGGTATTGGCGGGTGTGCAGGCCGAGTCGATCCAGGCCGATATCCAGAAGAAAGCTGCCGAGTTGGAATTGAAGCGCGAGCAGATGATGCGCGACGACGATTACCGGCGCGATCAACTGGCTCAGGATTTCCTCTTGAAAAAATACGAGCTTGAATTAAAGTATGGCACCCAGATCAGCAATGCCGAATTAATGGCAGCGCAGAATATGGACCGTGAGGCAATGCGTCAGCAGAGCGCCATCGTGCAATCTGCTGTGCAGGCAGCGCAGGCGCAGCAGATGCAGCCTGTACCCATCAACCTAAATGGAATGGCTCAATGAGTGATGAAGAAGCAGTAAGGAAAGGAAGGAAGGCGCAGCAGATACTAGAGGACGAGACTTTGGTTGCTGCGCTGACGAAACTGGAGAACGATCAGCTTTGGGTTTTTAAGTCAACGAGGGCAGAAGAGACTACCAAGCGCGAACAGTGCTGGGCAATGCTCAAGGCCATTGACAACTTGAGAACCGAATTGACAAAGGTGATTGATAACGGCAAGGTGGCGCAGCGCGCCATCGAGCGGGTTCAAAACAAATAAAGGAATTTGACCAATGAATGCACCCACGCCCCAGGCAAGTGCGCCATCTGGCCCCATGAATATGGACCAAGCGGTCCAAGCACTCGCAGCAATACTGCCCGAAGAGGGACAACAGGACGGCGGCGGGACGCAAGAGTCTTCATCCGATGAGGAGGAGACTGCGGCGCTATCTGATGATTCTCTGGATACTGAAGACGCATCCAGCGAAGAGACTGATGGCGAACAATCCGAGTTAGAAGAAGACACCCAGGAGGACGACAAGCCCCAGGTCTTCACCGTCAAGGTTGACGGTAAGGAGATCGAGGTTAGCTTGGATGAACTCCAGAAGGGCTATTCGAGGACTCAGGATTACACCCGAAAGACGCAGCAAGTGGCCGAGGTGCGTAAAGCTGCCGAAGCTGAGTTGCAAGCGATTCGGGCCGAGCGAGAGCAATATGCTCAGTTGTTAGGTGCGTTAAGTGAGCAAGTGAAGGCTGCTGCCGAGCCACAGATTGATTGGGATCGTCTTTACCGTGAAGACCCCATCGAGTATGTGCGGCAGCGCGAGGTGATGCGCGACAACAAGGAGCGGGCTGCTGCTATTGATGCTGAACAGCAGCGCCTATTTCAGATCGCGCAGGAAGAACAAGTCAAGCAACTTCAGACCGTCAAGGTCAAGGAGTCGCGTGCATTGCTTGAAGCGGTTCCGTCATGGAAAGACCCGGCCAAGGCCAAGGCCGAGAAAACCATGCTGATCGAATTCGGTCAGAAGATGGGATTTACACCTCAAGAACTTGGGAACATTTATGACCACCGTGTAGTTCTGGCTCTTCGTAAGGCGGCGCTTTACGATCAGATGCAGGCCAAGCGCCAAGTCATCAAGCCGGTTACGAACAACGGACCCAGACCTGCCAAGCCTGGAGCAGCGGGGAGGGTTTCACAGATGAGCGATAGTGTTCGCGCAAAACAGCGTCTTGCCAAAACGGGTCGCGTCGAAGATGCGGCCTCCGCAATTGAACTTCTTTTGAAATGAGGTAAATCATGGCTATCGTGACCAATACCTTTACGACTTACTCTGCAAAGGGTATTCGTGAAGATCTGAGCAATGTCATCACCAACATTGCACCCGAGGAAACGCCTTTCATGTCCAACATTGGCCGTGAGAACGTGACCAACACTCTCTATGAGTGGCAGACTGACACTCTGGCCGCTGCTGCTGCTAACGCACAGCTTGAGGGTGATGACGTTACGTCTTTCGACTCTGTGACGGCAACTGTGCGTCTGCAAAACTATGCGCAGATCTCGCGCAAGACCATCGTCCTGTCCAACACCGAAGAGGTGGTGAACAAGGCTGGTCGGCGCTCTGAGGTTGCGTATCAGATTGCAAAGCGCAGTTCTGAACTGAAGCGCGATCAAGAGTTCGCAATGCTGAACAACGCTGGCACTACCTCCGGTAGCACCACTGCTGCTCGCACTAGCGCCTCGCTGCAAGCCTTCATCAAGACCAACGTGGACTATGACACCACGAACGGCGTTAACCCGACTTATACGACTCTGCCCACGCTGGGCCGTACTGACGGGACCGTGCGTACCTTCACGGAAACCATTCTCAAGAATGTGATTCAGAAGGTTTGGACTCAAGGCGGCACGCCCAAAATCTTGATGACCGGCCCGGTCAACAAGCAGCGTGTTTCTGGCTTTGCCGGTATCGCTTCTTCGCGTTTCAACATCGACGGCGGTGCGCGCCCTGCCACCATCATCGGTGCTGCCGACATTTATGTGTCGGATTTCGGCAACGTGCAAGTGGTCCCCAACCGCTTCCAGCGCGAGCGTGACGCCTTCGTGATCGATCCCGATTACGCGAAGATGGTTGTTCTTCGTCCGTACCAGCAGGTCGAACTTGCTAAGACCGGCGACGCTGAAAAGCGTATGCTGATCGTCGAGTGGGGTCTGAAGGTTCTGGCTGAGAACGCTCACGGTCTGGCAGCAGACCTTGTGACTTCCTAATCGAAGCAACGGAGGGATCGGGGAAACCCGGTCCCTTTTTAACGATGACAGACAAAAAACTATTTGATGTGAACCCGGAACTCGGGATCACTAGGACATGGCACTACGACTCGGAAAAAGACGAAGCGACGATCCAGACTCAACAGGATGTCACTGCGATCATCGAGGAGAACAAGGACGAATTTAATCAGGTGGATGAGCGCGCACGCTGGGGGGAGTGGTCCCGCGTAGCGTCTATCCCTCTGAGCCTTTACTACAAGATGAAGGAAGAAGGTAAGCTGGACGACGAAGCGTACATGAAACGCTGGCTTAACGATCCTGAAAATCGCCATTTCAGAGTGAGGCCGGGCCAAGTATGAAGACCAACTACATCGCGGTCTGCACGCCTGCGCGTGACATGGTGCATACGATGTTCACCTACGACTTGGTGAACATGGTTTGCTATCACACACTCAACACGAATGATGCGGTATCTCTCAAGATTTCCGAGGGCACCTTGATTGCCAATCAGCGCGCCGAGCTAACGCTTGACGCGATGCGCGAGGGCTGCTCGCATATCTTGTTCGTTGATTCCGACATGCGTTTTCCGCAGGACATGATTTCGCGGCTGCTCAAGCATGACCTTGACATCGTGGCTACGAACTGTGCGCGTAGGCGTATGCCTACAGGCCCGACTGCTCAGATCTACAAGGAAAACGGGGATCGTGAGCTTGTTTGGACAATGCCAGAAAACACTGGCCTGCAAGAAGTTGGCTCAGTCGGCATGGGCGTGATGATGATTAAGGCTGAAGTCTTTAAGGCTTTGGGCGAACCGTGGTATGAAACCCCTTGGCGGCATGACAAGCGCGGCTATATCGGAGAAGATGTGTTCTTCTGTAAAAAATCCCGCGAGGCTGGCTTTAAAATCTGGATTGACCACGATGTCTCGAAAGAGATCGGCCATGTCGGAACCTTTGAGTTCAAGCATGACCACACTTGGGCGATCAAGGATCTGGAAAAAGCGAGGGAATCGTAATGGCCCTGACCACTTACAACGAGTTGAAATCGTCTGTCGCGGATTGGCTCAACCGAACCGATCTGACGGCGGTGGTGCCTGACTTTATCTCTCTGGCCGAGGCGCAGATTGAGAGGACTTTGCGCACCCGTCAGATGATCGTAAGGGCTACGGCTGCAATCGATACCGAATACAGCGCGGTTCCTGCCGACTTCTTGGAAACCAAGTCGATCAAGCTCAACACAAACCCAGTGACCGCTCTGGCGTTTGAGTCGATTGACGCGATGGACTTGATGAAGTCAACGATGTACCTGTCTCCTGGCAAGCCTCAATACTTCAGCATCGTTGGAGGCCAGATTCGTGTTTTGCCTGTGCCTGACAACAGCTACACGGCAGAATTGACTTACTACGCGAAGCTCACGAAGCTATCAAGC